CAAAGACTAATGGCTAAAAAAGTAACACCCAAAAAGATCAAGAGCGATAAGGTAATGAACCTTTACAATCCCGCGCTTGCAGGAATGACTGAGTTTGCATTCGAGGCCGAAGGGGTTAAATACTACTCATTCAAACAGGACACAAAAGGCCGGTACGGGCGTTACGTGGTGCTACAAGCATTCCTTCAAGAATATTACCTCAGAGTCGATTTAAACACGCTCAGGGGCGACATTAAGAAATTGCAGGGTTGGCTTAACCCTACCGTAAAAGATGGCAAGGGGCAGCTTGAATTGGGTAAATCGCTGGAATTACTTTCTATTATGGAACAAAGGGCTCAAATAGCGTTCGAGCCGGATACTGTTTACCGTTTAGCTTCATGCCTGTACTTTGACGATCAGGAAATACTTTCAGGTTACGATAAGAAATACAACGAGGCAAAGATTGAAGCATGGAAGAAATCAGGTACTACTGATTTTTTTTTTCACAAACTATTTCAAGATGTAACAGGCTTGATAGTTACATCCAAAGACGCTTTGATAAGCTATTTGGCACACGCACCGGAACTAACAAAAGGCTGGCGTACGATGGCAGACACCCTCTCGCGGTAATGCAAGATTACCTGGATAGCAGGTATGAAGAAGTGAAAATATTATCTAACTTTGAAATTGAGAAGGAGAAAACCTTCTACGAGATGTCAGTTTATGACTTCTACTTTCACGTATGGGTAAAGTCAAACAATCGTGGCGAAAAAAATCATTAATGTCGTTTATGATGTAAATGACAAAGAACTCCTACAGGCAAAGAAAGTAATTCAGGATACCGAAAAGGAAACAAAGAAAGCGGAAGGCACATTTAAGAAAATGGGTCAAACCGGATCACAGGCTTTCGGATTGATTGGAGGAATAGCGGCTACGCTCGGGCTTGCTGCACTCGGTAGACAAGTATTCAACGTAACCTCAGAATTTCAAAAACTTGCAGCGGTACTAACCAATACGTTAGGATCTCGAAGCCTTGCGATGGCCGCACTGAATGACATTCGCACCTTCGCATCACAAACACCATTTAGCGTACAGGAATTAACTGCTTCATTCGTAAAACTTGCTAATCAGGGTTTTAAACCGACCATATCCGAGCTTCGTAAACTTGGAGATATTGCTTCTTCACAGGGTAAACAGTTCGATCAGCTTACAGAAGCAATCATTGACGCACAGACCGGAGAGTTTGAAAGGTTGAAAGAGTTCGGTATCCGAGCTTCAAAAGAAGGCGATAATGTAAGGTTCACTTTCAAGGGAGTGCAGACGCAGACAAAATTCACAAACGATGCTATTCGGGAATACATCCTTTCATTAGGTGAACTGGAAGGTGTCTCTGGTGCAATGGCCGCTATTTCAAGCACATTAGGCGGTCAGGTTAGCAACTTAGGCGACTCATTTGATAGCCTTTTCAATGCGCTCGGGGAATCTTCTACAGGCATTATTTCAACTGTACTAAGCCAACTTAATGCAGCCGTTAGTTTAGTGGCTGAGATATTGAACGCGGCTAACCGCGATGTATTTTCAGAAAACAGATCAAAACGTGTAAAGGAAGAGTTTGAAAATTTCCAGAAACTTACAAAATCAGGTCAGGCAGAAGAAATAAACAAGATTGCTCAAGAGGTACAGTTTTGGCGCAATGAATTGGTACTGCTCGAAAAGGCTTTTGCTGTAAACGCAGAAACAGGGCTTAATGCACAGCAGAAACTTGAGAAGGCAGCAGGTATCTTAAATCTATCAGTTGAAGATACGATTGAACTATTCAAGAATCAGAACTTTGAACTTGACGCAACGAAAAGCAATGTCACAGAGACTGAGGAATTATTCAAGTTATTCGTAAATACTTACAATAAGGTAGAAACAGCGACCAATAAGGTTACAACCGCAACCAAGAAACTCAAAAAAGAAATTCGGGAGTTGGGCGACATAAAACCAGACGATACAGCCAAAAAGATTTCGGATGTATTCGATAAGGTTTACGAAGAAACAGAAGGTAAGCAGAGAAAGTCTTTAGATAAAATCAATTCAACGCTTGATAAGCATGTTGAAGGATTTATTGAAAAGGAACAGCAGAAAGCCGATGAAGTTGAAAAAATAAGGGAAGCAGCAGCAAGAAAAGAGGAAGAAAGGCAGAAAAGAATATACGATCTTTCTTTCAGGCTTGCACAGGATATTGTAGAACACGCAATAATGCAGCGAGAAATTGACACCTCTGCGATAAAGGAAAAATACGACCGAGAATTGGTCTTAGCAGGTGACAACGAAAAGGCCAAAGAGCAGATCGAACTCGAGCGCGACAAGAAATTACAGGCAGCTGAAATAAAGAACAAGGAAATTCAAAAACGGAATGCTCGTTCAAAGATCCTGATTGATACGGCAGTAGCTATCATTAAAACGTTCTCAGAATTTGGCTATCCTGCGGGTATACTTCCGGCTGCATTAATGACTGGTATAAGTATCGTTCAACTTGCCAACGTTAAGAAGTTCAAAGAAGGTAAGGTCGGTATAAATGGCCCCGGCACAGGTACTTCAGATTCAATCCCGGCAATGATCTCAAACGGTGAATCGGTTATTAACGCAAAAGCCACAAGCCAAAGCAGGAACCTATTAGAGGCCATTAACGACCGCAAGATTGACGACCGCATACTTACCGCAGCTTCCGTAAATGGTGGTTCACAGGTCAATGTATTTGACGACAGCCGTATAATTGAGGAGCTACAGAAAGGACGGGTTGATTACGAAGTTCATGGAACTACGCTTTACAAGGCGCAACACAAAGGAAAAAGTTTTAAAGTATTAATGAGGGCTAAAAATCAAGGGTACTGATGTCGTTTCCGTTATTTCAATTTACACTATCAAATACAATCGAAGGCACTTTAGAAATAAAGGAGCCAGAAGGTTGGGATGATGGCGTATTGAAGTTAGAAAGAAACAAAGAATACCATTCTTTAGTCGAATATTGGGATCAGCCATTGACGTTTGACGATGCAGAAGCGACTGAATTGTTCTCAGGCGTTACTTTACCCGGTGGGCTTTCTTGGATTAAAAACATCGAGGACACGCAAGGAATCGGGGCTATTATCACAATCCTGATTAAGATTTCAACCGATGGAGGGATTAATTACCGGCAAATCTTTTTGGGTACGCTTGCCATCGACACGGTAAAGGAAATTGACTTCTACAAAGCGGAATACGGGGTTTTGCGGGATGATTTTTGGGCAAAGCTAATTAACAGAAAGAATACTCAGGTAGATCTGGGTGCTTCGGTTGATGTAGATGGTAATGCCAGGATACCAATATTGCCTATTGATTTGCCTTTACCTAGTCAGAAGATAAGGGTTGACTATTATTCAACGGAAGAAGAAGGGCAGCAATTTCTAATACAGGAAGACTATTATGGACAGTATACGCCAACTAAAATTGTAGTGGATGAAATAGAGGATGTCTTTAGTATTTTAAATGGACAGAATGAATCACTACCAGTATGGATACTTGAAGCTAAATTTAACGGTGTATACACCTTTGATTTAAGGGTTGAATATAGTGGGGCTACCATAATAGGATATGATTCGCCAAGAAATGCAGTTGATTTTTTCTTAAAAAAGAATAACGAAAGCGCAATAGAAGCAACCTACACAAATCATATTTATAACGATGCTTCTGTTTATGAATTATGGGCAGGATACCCTGTGTTACCATCCAATATACCAGATGTTGGTACGTGTCATGGAATTATAAATCTAACTATTGATTTAATAAAAGGAGATATAGTCAGAATTTACTTTAAGCAAGATGGATCTGTTACAGGTAGAACTATTGTTTTTTGGGGATCAAATGGGCTTAGTGGTTTAGGTTTAGATGGGTTACCCGGGATATATCCGGCCTCTCATAGACCATCTGGCATGATTGATGAACCTACATATTTCAGAATCACTGCGGACACGGTATTTGAAGAAACATCAACAAAAGCCTTTCTAATTAAAGACGTATTCGAAAGCATTGTATCTAAAATAACAGGCAACAACAACACCATAGAATCAGCATATTTCGATAGCTGCGCAGGACAGTACGCGACCGCTAAAGGATTGCATATAAGGGGCTACGGCCTATCAGAAAAGCCTTATTTCAGTTCACTTGATGATGCTTGGAATGGCATAAACCCTATCCTGAATTTAGGGATGGGATACATTGACAACGAAAACAAAATAGAGATACTGGAAAAAGAGGACTTTTACGACTCTACCCCGGTTCTTTATCTTGACTTTGTTAACATGATCGAACGATCTTATGACCTTGATAAGGTTATAAAGTCGGTAGAAATTGGCTACGAAAAGTGGTCTGCTGAATCGGTTTCAGGTATTGATGATCCTCAATCAAAAAGAACTTATACAACTTCAATGCAGGTTGTAGGTAAGGAAGAACAAATATTATCTAAATTCATTGCCGCCTCTGGTGCTATTGAGCAAACACGTAGAAACCGGGTTGAGTTAGGTAAAGACTGGAGGCTTGACAACGATACAATGATTATCGCGGTAGTTCCGGGTAGCCCTGAATGGACACCTGAGTTCTCTGAAAACTTTGCTTTAATTACCAACCTTTTACACCCTGATTTCAGGTATAACATAAGGCTTTCAGTAGCTAGAAATCTTTCACGATGGATGAATTGGATTTCCGGATGTTTACAAATCCCTTACGGACAGGAGGTTAAATTCGCTTCTGGTGAAGGTAACTTTGACATGACAAGCCAACTCGACCCAAGCGATTGCGAGGCGACAGAAGCCACACCGGAGCCAGTAATTGACGAGAAAGGAAATTTTGCAGTTACGGATAATTTTCTCTATACGCCAAAAATGTATACTTTTGATCATCCACTAACGCAGGAAGAATACGACTTAATTAATCAGAACCGAAAGAAAGCGATAGCGGTAAGCCGAACAAATTCAAATCATTTGGCTTGCTTCATTATGAAACTGGATTATAAGCCTACACGGGCTTTTGGGACATTTGAAGTTTTGATTAAAAGCGCAATAACATAATGAACAATGAGATATATCTATCTACTGCTACTACTCTTTGCTGGATGCTCAGAGGATGTAAACCTTTGCAAAAATTGTATTCAAATGACAATTAGCGATTCACTACCCTTTCAATTTTGGGTCAACGGAAAGGAAACTTATAACGAAAAACAGATATGCGGAGTTTATGACGCTTGTTTCTGCGCTCCTTGGCTATGTAATAAAGAGGTTGTTTTGCAGTTTGGAGAATCTGACGATAATTCTAATTACGATTTGGTTATACTTGACGATTCACTGGCTGAAATAACCACCGTTCCATTAGAGATTGGAAACGGTTTCTTTGGTACATCTTTCACGCCATCACTTCTTTCTCCTGAGCTTTGCGATAAACAAGTATCATTCAGGGTAGTAAAGGAATTTCTTTACAATGATTTGACGAATCCAACTTTTAATGATGGAACATGGATAAACATAGGTAGCGGTCAAGATTGGGCGTTTGATTTTTATGCAGGAGTTGACAATGTAACTTCATCAAAAAGGTTAAGGCATCCATTTTATGGGTATTCAGGCAATACTTTCACTTTTACAATATCCGGGCAATCACAGTTATCATCTACGAGTTCTTTAAAACTCTATTTCGGCACTCAATTAATTGATTTCGGATCGATTCCTATGGGATCATTCTCTTTTACACAAGACATAACTTTAACATCTAACATTGAGTATATTGAATTCCATGTATTAGGTAGCGGTTCTAGCAATTTACTCATTGAAGGGGTTAATATAAGCGGTATAATTGTAAAATCAGACTGCATAGACATACGCGCAGCACACGATAACTGTCTTGTTGAGATTACATATACCAATACAAAAAACTTTGATGGTATTGATTACGAGAACCAGTCACCGCCTCCTGTGTTCACTAAACTGATCCATGGTCAATTCTGGAAGGAAGACAACCCACAGGAGCAGGAGGACAGCGTACTTTCAAACGGTGTAATCGTAACCAGAAGGTCAGAAATACAGGAAAAAACCCTTTTGGAGATTGGATTCGTGCCTAATTACGAGCATAAGAAGATTCAAAAAATCCTCATGCACAACAGCGTACAGATCGAAGACGTAAACGGAGATTTAACCTACTGGAAAAAGCGTGATGCTTATGAAAGCGAGAATCTAAACCGATACCCATTGAAGAAAGGGCAGGTCTGGTTAACAAAATATAACTCAGTTGAGAAGAATACTATTTAATTTTTATATTTGTATAGCTAAAAAGTTGAATCCTTTACGGATTACCGATGCCACCCGGCATAATTAAGAAGTCCTGTTAACGACAGGCGACTAATTTTTAAATTACATGGCAGATTTATTTTGTACCGAAGATCAGGACGAATACGTTCAGAAGGATTGCGGTATTGATGAAGCCGGACTTGTGGCAGCGGCCTATATTAAACGTTCAGTTATTACTGATCAGTTTTCAGGCTTAAACAGAGCGCAGAAAAAGGAACTACTTGAAAATGTAAGTTTCTGGAATGGCGTTTTAGGTGCTTCACCAGTAGGGGCATACATCGCTACCAAAACACGGGGCGAATATCCGGGCGGCACTCCAACAGAAGAAGACGGTTTCGGTCGTGAATCCACGCAAGTAACAGGCGCAACCCATGAGGTAACGCTTGAATTTGAGGGAATTGACGAAAATCAGGATTTTGTGGAGGGTATCAACCGCAAGAAATGGGCAAATGTTTTCGTTACCAATGGCGATAAAGGAATCTTCGTAGAGGAACCTGTAACCGTTTATGGTAAGTTGAACGTCCCAAGAGGAATCACTACCGGGGCTTTTTGGATGGTTTCGCACAAGTGGCAAGACTACTCAAACCCGATCGTTTTTGATATTCCAGCAGGAATCTTTGACGAATAAGGGGTTTTATTAACTCCTTATTTTTCTACTTATGGACGAACAACTCTTTGACGAGGACTTCCTGAAAAGGCTGAAGCAGCTTATTTCAGATGATAAACACGAGCATAAACATAAACATTACAACGCTGCAAAAGAGCATTGTGAGGAAATGTCATGGCATGTATACGGCACAAAACCGGAAACACTGCTTACCCGTGTTCGTCCCCGCGAAGATCCGGCCATCACAGCCTACAGATTGGATTCATACGAGCCAATTACAAAGTCAATTTGTAAAAAGGCTTTATCGATCACTCATAAGGTTTTCAATTCAAAACTTTATTCCATCCGGTTCGATGAAGATGAAAAGGCACAGCTTTTAAAGAAGTATTCTTTAGAGCATTACCCGCGCTTTAACTCGATCATTAACTACCTGGCAAATTATAGCCTTAAAAAGCTAATAGCTGACCCTAACGGCATCTTTTTAGTACAGCCAAATATATACGGGGTTAAGGAAAGTGAGCGAGTACAGCCGATTGTAACGTGTTACGGGTCGTGCGATATTTGGGACTTCACGGATGAGTATTTCTTGCTGTTAGATAAAGTGGAAGTTGACGAATGGTATTTTACCTACGTTGACAATACCAATATCCAAAAGATTGCAGTTTCAAAGGAAACCCGTAACGGAAAACAAGAAATTACGGTAGAGATTGAAACCTCATACGCCCATAATTTCGGGGAAATGCCTTTATGGTACTTAGGCGGGGAGTATTCAGATAAGCACTACGGATTATTTGAATCATTTTTTTCTCCGGCAGTACCTTTCTGGAATGAGGCTATTAATGATCATTCAGATGTAACAGGCGGTTACAGAATGCACATGTGGCCTCAGAAGTGGGAGGTCATGGACGAGTGCGAGTATGTGGAAGATTCAAAATACCCATGTACCGGAGGGTATATTTTCAACGCTGAGACAGCATCAAAGCACCAATGCCCGGAGTGTAAGGGAATGGGTCGAAAAACGATAAAAGGCCCATACGAAACATATGGAGTAAACAGGGACAAGTTTAAAGCAGCAGACGGTACGG